GGCAAGCCCCGTGGGGGCGATCGATTCGCGGCCTCTGAAAAAGCCAATAAACTCGAAACCACTGTGAAAAGTGGTGATCGTCCGTCTGAAAACAACACCGGAGATTCAGTGTCTCAGAAGATTCAGTTTGGCGCCGTTCATCTTATCGACGAAGTCGACCGCCTCGGCGGTCACAAGGGATTGGCTGCGGCGAATACGTCGTTCTTCCGCAATTCCGCTGGGTACACCGTCGAACTCGAGACGGGAACGGGCTTGGTTACAATTACCCACGAGCGCGGAGGCGCAATCGTGGTCCCGCGTGAGCGTGTGAAGCGCTTTGAGCCTCTTGTGACTGAGGTGCAACCCGCGGCGCAGTGACGACGGAGGATGCTGCACTTCTCGCCGAACTGGAGGCGTTGGAGAAAGAAGAGCAGCGGCGCGCACGCTACAGCGATTGGTGCCCTCACCATCCGCACCCGAAGCAGCAGGCGTTTCTCTCGATCGACGCACAAGAGGCCCTCTACGGCGGAGCGGCGAGCGGCGGCAAGAGCGACGCGCTGCTTATGGCGGCGCTTCAGTACGTTCATGTGCCCGGATATGCGGCGCTCATCCTCCGTCGGACGTATGCAGACCTGAGTCTGCCGGGGGCGATCATGGATCGTTCCCATGGTTGGCTGCAGGGGACCAAGGCGAGTTGGAACGACCGCGACAAGCGTTGGACCTTTCCGTCGGGCGCAACGCTCACATTCGGGTATCTAGACACCGATAAAGATCGCTTTCGTTACGCTTCATCGGAATTCCAGTTCATCGGTTTCGATGAACTGACGCAGTTTCCGGAAGCCTGGTACCGCTTCCTATTCAGCCGCCTTCGTAAGACCTCGAACATCGACGCACCGCTTCGAATGCGAGCGGCGACAAATCCCGGGGGCATCGGGCACGAATGGGTTCGGCGTAGGTTCCTCGATCCCGGGGACCCAGGACGCCCGTTCATCCCTGCGCGTGTTGAGGACAATCCGTCCGTTGATGCCAAGGGCTATCTCGCTTCGCTTGCGCAGCTCGATGAGAACACGCGCCGGCAACTGCAAGATGGTGTCTGGATTACGGATGCCAGCGGCTTGGTCTATCGAAAGCCCACGACTCTGCAAGTCCGACCGACCGCAGGTGAATGGACTTACCTGCTTGGTGTCGACTTCGGTGTCAAAGATGCAATGGGCTATGTCGTTCTTGGCCATCGAGAGAACGACCGAAATGTATATGTGCTCGAGTCGTTCAAAGAGACGCAGTCGGATGTGACACAGGCAGCGGAGCGGGTGCTTGCGTTCGATGAGCAATACCGTTTCGCGAAGATTGTGGGCGACCTTGGGGGCATGGGCAAGGCCTTTGGTGAGGAGTTCCAGCGACGACATCGGATCCCGATCGAGCCGGCACAGAAGCAAAACAAGCGCGGTTACATTGGTCTGCTCAATGGCGCGATCGAGCGCAAAGAACTCGTCGTAATTGAGCCAACAAATAGCGGGCTCATCAAAGAGATGGCCGAGCTCCCTTGGAAAGACGAAAGCCACCAAGCAGAGGCCGACGGATTCGACAACCACACGACTGACGCGCTGCTCTATGCCTGGCGCGCAACAAACGCCTTTTCTCAAAAGCTACCCACCCCGCCTGTTGACGATCCGCTCGAGCGCATTCGCCGCGAAGTAGCCGAAGTCTGGGCACGCCATGAAGCCGATGTCGTGCGCAGCGCGGCACAGAGTCAAATGGATGACTACGATTTGGGTAGCAAGTGGCTTGACCAGGGAGACAATTGAACGCTGAGCAGCTCCGAGAATACGTCACAGTCATGCGTGAGATGGGGGTGCAGACTTTCAGGTCTGGGGACCTCGAGATCTCACTTGGGGCAGCTCCCGTGAAGCCACCTTCTGCGCGCGATTCTGACGCGCCTGTGCCGGCACCAAAAAAGACTGAATACGAACGCCTGCTCTTCGCCGCGACTGAGGGATTTGACCCGGATGAGGAATGAGCAACGACGCATCGTCGGATGTTCGTTGGTGGCTTGAAGAGAACAAGGCCCAACGCGCTGCAATCATCAGCGATGTAGCCTCACGCATTTGGACTGACCAACAGCCAGCCCGTGACGGCATGCTCCGCGCAGCTCGCATGTACGGGTCGCTGCCGATGTTGGGATTGAGTCCGAAGCTATACCGCCAACGCACGATGGTGCGGGGGCGGCGCCTCTCGCTCAACATCATCAAAGCCGTAACGAACACGTATACGGCGATGATCACGAAAGACAAGCCGAAGATCAGTTTCGTCACTTCTGGCGGAAACGACGCGCTTCAGCGACGGGCGAAGAAGCTTGAAAAGTTCGTCGATGGTACCTGCTATGACCAGAAGCTGCATACCCAAGCGTACCAGTGCGTACGTGACTCTGCCCTCTTCGATTTCGGGATCGTTAAGTTCTTTGTCGATGAGTCCGATTCGAAAAAGCCGCGCGTAGGCATTCAGCGCACGCTCCCGTGGGAGTGGCTGTTTGACGACCAGGAGGCTGCCGATGGCAGTCCTCCAAACGGCTATCACGTTAAATTTGTCGACCGCTATGCGTTTGCCGCCGCCGTCCGTGCAGGCAAGTTCGGCTCACCCGACCCCGAGCTAGCAGCAGAAATCGAGCAGCAGGGCGGTATCGCTGGATTCGATGACCTTGGCGAAAGCTTCGAGACATCTAACCTCGTCGATTGGTGCGTGGTTATTGAGGCCTGGCATCTCGCAACGGCTGAGGAGCCCGGCCAACACACCATCGCAGTGGCAGGCGTCGATGAGCCAGTGCTTGACGAGGAATACGACTGGCATCGATTCCCGTGCGAGATCCTCTATCGCGAGCGACCGATCCAAGGCGTGCATGGAGAGAGCCTTGCTGATGAACTGGCGCCGATTCAGGTCGAGATCTCTCGCCTGCTCATGATGATTCAGCGAGCCCAGATGTATGCCGTCGGGCATTGGCTGGTCGAAGAAAATAGCCGGGTCAACACCAACGCAATCGACGATGTCACCGCGAGCATTATCCGTTACGCGGGAACGAAGCCTCACTATGAGGCGGTTCAGACCGTCGCGAGCGACGTCTATTCGCACCTCGATCGTCTATGGAATCGAGCCTTCGAGGTCATCGGCGTTCCCCAGATGACAGCTGCTGGTCAGAAGCCCGCCGGGCTGAATAGCGGTAAGGCGATTCAGACCTACGCAGATGTTACCAGCACGCGGTTCAAGCCGAACTACGCCGAATACCAAGACTGGTTCCTGCGTGTGGCGGAGCAAATCCTCCACCACGCAGCGAAGCTTGCCGAGACGCACTCGGATTTCACGGTCCGCGCGCCCGGCAAAATGATGGAGGCGGTCAAGTGGGCCGATGTCCATCTGCGCGAGGAGGACTACGTCCTCACGATGTATCCGACGAACAAACTCGCGGATGAGCCGGCCGCTCGCCTCGATCAGGTGATGGCTCTCATGAATTCGGGGCTGATGCAGCCGCAGGACGGGCGCCGTCTTCTTGACATGCCGGATATCGAGTCGCTGAATTCGTACGAATCGGCGTCCTACGACAACACGATGGAGGCTGCGCGCCGGATTATTGAGGACGGCGAATATTTCGGCCCGGTGGAGCAGATGGATATCACTGACGCCCTTCGGCGAATGCAACAGGTATATCTGCGTGCGCGCTTCGATGGTGTCGCCCAAGACCGCCTCGACATGATCGATCGCTGGATCATCGAAGCTAAGCAATACATTCCGGAGCCTGGACCTGCCCCGGGTGACGGCGCCGCTACTCCGTCGATGCAAGATCGCATCGCGGCTGATGTTCAACGAATGCAGGCCCACCAGGCCGCACAACAAGTGACGGGAGTCTAACATGTCCGAACTTACGGTTGCGCCCGCGGCTCCCGCCGCGGCGGTGAGTAGTGCTCTGGCCGCCGCGGTGGCGGACCCCTCGATTGAGTCCTTGTCTTCACTTATTCCGGATTCGGCGATCCTCTCCGATGCAGTCGATCTCCCCGCGCCGGCCGCGGAGAGCACGGCAGACGCTGCGGATGCTGCGAAGGTAGCCTCACCCGAGAGCGAACAACCTGCAGAGGCGCCGAAATCGGAGACCGAGGCTGCCGCGCCGGAGCCGGTCGACACCGATGCACTTGAGCGTGCTGAGGCTGCAGCCAAGCGCGCACGCGAGGGCTCGCGCCGATATCGCGAGGTGCTTGAGGCACAGCAACGTCAACAGGCGGAGGCCCAACGAGTCGCCAGGGAGGCGGAGCGTCTTCGTCGGGAGAACGAGGAGGCCCGGCGCTTTCAGGAGGACCTGAAGAAGGACCCATATGCCGCTTTGAAGGGACTCGGCATGACCGAGCGAGACCTTGCGGAGCGTGCATTGCGCGAGGGAACACCAGAGGCAGCGCTACATGCGCTTGCCGAGCGGGTTGAGCGCGCGGAGCAGGCACGTGCGGCGCTCGAAAACCGTCTTGCACAGGAACAGGCCGCCACTGCGCGGAAGCAGGCGGAGTCGAACTTTGCCCGTGTGGCTGACAATGAGACGGCATACCCCCGTCTGGCTCAGTTGACCGACCGGGCCCAGCTGGTCATCGCTCGCGCGGCACTCCAGCAGATTGCGGACAATGGCTACGATGTGACGGGCTTCTCCGACACCGATGTTGCGGAGGCGTGCGAGCGATATCTTGCGCCTAAGAAGGGCGCAGCAAAGGCCGCCCCAAAATCCGTGGTTACCCCCGCGCCTGTGCCAACTGCAAAACCAATCACCAAAACGCTGACAAATGCCGTTGCGACGGAGCGGGCTGTTCAGCCACGACCGTGGCACGAGCTGACGGACGACGAGCAGATCGCGCAGATTGCGGCGTCGCTTCCTGACCCGTAATTGCGCGTGCCAAAACTGCGTACTAACTTATTTTGAGTAGGCACTGCACACGCCTGCCATGTCCGTAGGCCCCTGAAAATCGCCACGGTCCCCGGCCGCTGAAAACCGCGCCGAAGTGATCGCGATTTTCAACCTCGCGCTGATTTCAACTCAGCGCCCAACGGGAGCCAGCATGGCATTCGATATTACGGCGGCGACGCCGATTCTGAAGCAGTACTACACGCCGATGAAGGTGGAGTCTCTTGTCTTCAAGAGCCCCCTTCTCGCGGTCCTTCCGAAGGACACCAGCGGTTCGGGCTCGACGTATGAAGGCGCGATTCGCTCCGCTATCACGTCAGCGGTCTCATACACCGACACGGTTGCGTATACGTCGCAGGGTGCCAGCATCTACAAGCGCTGGTCCTGTCCCTGGCGCAGCGGTTATGCACGCGCTCTCATCTCGGGCGAAGTCCTCGACAAGACGGGCAACGACAAGGGCGCCTTTGTTAAGGCGGTCATTTCTGAGACTGAGGGCGTTTACGACGCGGTCGGTCAGCAGATTGGCGCAGGCCTCTTCGCCAATGGTGGCGGCGCAATCGGCAAGCTCGACGGTCTTTCGACCGTTGGCTCCACGACGGTCACGCTCGCGAATCCCTCCTTCGCGATCAACTTCCGTCCTGGCCAGGTCATTAGAGCAGCGGCAACGGACGGCACCAGCGGCGCGGTAAAGGCGGGTTCCGTCACTCTGACGGCGGTCGACCTCTTCACCGGC